AGTAGTTTTAGACAGAACCTCACTCTTGGAGCGAGGCTTTGTCATTAATTTACCAGAGGCAGATGCTCTTATTTTAAACTCTCTCATTATTTATAGGGATAAGCTGCTTCGTTATCTTTAGAAATAGAATAGTGCTTCTTAAGTTCAGCTATTTTAACGCCCTTATCTATGGCTGCGTTCCATATCTTGTCGCCTTTATTAACCCACTTCTTTTCTGAAGGGGCCTTAGTTGCTTTACTGGCAGCGTTTGCGTCGTCGTCTTCGGCTTGTAATCCTAATAATGACTGCAGGGTGTAGCGTCTGTAATATGTAATCATAGAACCCATCTTCTGCGGGTCACTAAGCTGAGTCAGTTGCATACTAGACCATACATTCTCTCCGCTGTCTACGTCCACGATTTGAGAACGCACACAACCCTCTGCGATAGGCTGCAATAATAGTAGGCCGTTCTTTTCTAGTAATGGCTCTACATGTTTAAGTAGTCCATTAATATCAAAGTACTTAGATTTGAAGAATGGGTTTGTCGAGTCTTTAGAAATAGCTCCTATTTCCTTTTTGACTGCTGCTAATTTTGTGTATATATTCATATGTTTCATTGTTTTGTTATGCAAATATAGTATTAATTGTTTATACTTGGCTCTATTCTTTTATATTTTAACTCATCAGCGTCTAGAATATAAGAGCGGATAAGGTCTTCGGTTACAGCAACCTCTTCTACGTCCATAGCCCACTCGTCTGTAGTGTGCACTCCGTTAATATCTACAACTTCTGACACACAAATATTTAACTCCTCGCGCTCTATGTAGTCGTATAGGTCTAGTCTGTGTATTCTTGTCTCGTAGTACGGTGCTAGATGGTCTGGAAGGAACGGAGAACGGTCTATAACTAGAGAGATAAACTCTTCATTATCCCAGCCTATGTCCTCTACCTCCTTGCCGTCCATTACTAGCAGCTTGATTTTGTCTAATCCGCTTAACCCAGTAAGCTCTACCAAACAATCAGTAAGAGCCTCTCCTCTAGCGTTAGCGTTATCTATCGCTACCTCTATTATATCTATCATACAGTTCTTAGTACTGTCTGAAATGTTACGCTGCATATTAAGCACGCTATTAAATGTGTGAATACTAAGGCCGTATATGGCTGCTACAGATTCACGCTCTAGTAATGTAGTGTTCGCTTTTATAGCCTTGCTAATTTGTGGCGAAAGTTTGTTTTGGAATTGCATTTTATTTTATTATTTTATTTCTTAGGTTGGTGTATAATTCTATTAATCTATCGTCTACTGGAGACTCTCTTCTTAATTCAGCTAGGTCACTATTTATAAGTGCAGCTATTAAAATCTGTTCGTGTGCGTTTAATTCTATTTTCATTTGTTTGTTTGCTTAATTGTTTCTAATGTAGCTATAAAACCTATAGCGAAAACTATGCAGCCTAATGCTGGCTTGTGTAATAAAATACCTACTACAAAACCTAAAGGAAGGAAGATAGTGAGTACGTTTGAGATTTGTTTTTTCATTTTGTTTGTTTGTTAATTGAAAGGGAGCTTTTACACTCCCCGTTAGTCTAATCTGAAAACTCGCTTACCTTGTAATGTAAGTTATTAGGCTCTTTTTAAAGTCCCTTGACTTCTCTGCTGCTTCTTTGTCGTGTGTCCCTAAGACTATCCATAGCATATCGATAGACGAATCTGTCTTTTGCTTAAAATACTTTGCCCACTTGTCAAAGATGTCAAGTCTATTAAATTGCTCAGTTAAAAATTCTGCTTCGCTTTGTCCGTTTTTGTTAAATAATGTGTAACTCATGTTTGTTTATTTTTTTATTTGTTTGTTATTGTACTGCAAATATATACGTACAATTTAATTATACAAACTATATTTTAATTATTTTTTTAAACTGTTCTATATCCCATACTACATGATACTCTACACCTACCGCCTCGAATGCTTCTTTGCATTTAATCTCACCCTCTGTAAGCTTTCCTTTACTATCGTTCTTTATTTCTATTATATAGACTTTACTATCATAGGCCACCAATATATCAAAAGCGTTCTTCAGTTGATGCGTATGTAATACGTAACAGCCGAGAGCTCTTATCTGTTTAACTAGTAACGGTTGGTTAAGGTCTACTTTTGCGTTTCTTCTCATGTAACAAAGATAACATTATATATGGATTAGAAAATTTTATTACTTTTTTTATTATAAATGTTTGGTGGTTTAAAAAACGATATTATATTTGCAGAGATTTAACAGTTTAAAACAACACAAAACACAATATGAAATTAACAAAAAGAAAAGGCTTTAACTTCTACAGAAGCTACTATGATGTCTACAACGAATTGACTACAACTAAGGAGAAAATAGATTTTATAGAGGCTCTTTTAGATAGACAGTTTTTAGGAACAAAACCGACGAAGCTAGGAGGCATGGCTAAATTTGCATACATAAGCCAGACGAACGCTATCGATGCACAAGTAAAAGGTTACGAAGACAAGACTGGCACTACGTTGAGACCCCCTAGCGAACCCCCTTGCCTACCCCCTTCGGTAGGGGAGTCCAGCACCCCTTGCCTACAAGAGGAAGAGAAAGAGGAAGAGAAAGAGAAAGAACAAGACGTAAAGAAACTTGGTGTTGATTTCGATGACTCTAAGCTACTTTCTGTTTTCAACGACATACTTGGAAAGTCATCTAGAGTTATCCCCCCTAAAGCTAAAGCACAGCTAAAAGCTAGACTAAAGGAAGGATACTCTAAAGTGGATTTTGTAAAGGTTATCACTAACGCAGCAAACGACCCCTTCCACATAGAGCGTAGATACAAATACTTAACGCTTGAGTTTCTCACTAGGCCAGACAAGTTTGAAAGATTCTTAAATATGGCAGATTTTAAAGTAGCGATAAAGAGAGTCTAAGGCATTCAAATAAGGTAAGGTATATAATCACACCTAAATAAGTATAGAGTCTCTTAAAAGCTCTCTGAATAGCCTTAAACGGAACGATAGATAACAATAACACAAACACAAACACACAATGATAAAAACAAACAGCGAAATTATAGAGCAGCTAATGCACCTACACAAGTACGGAATACCAGAGGGGAGTAGCGTAGGCTTAAAATCCTTTGATGAGAACTTAACTTTTGTAAAAGGAGGATGTACAGACATAACTGGCTACCCTTTCTATGGTAAATCTCTCTTCTTAAAAGAGATGTTAATGGGTTTAACCGTAAACTCTGGCTGGAGGCATTGCGTTTATATGCCAGACGATGGTAGCGATGTGGAAGTAATCTCTAACCTTATGCATAAGTTAACTGGAAAGACGTTCGATACTAGATTCGGTAACAGAATAACAGAGAAAGAGATAGCCAAGCATGCGTCAACGATATGTGATAAGTTTAAATTTATATCTTCCGAGCATAGCTTAGAGCCAGAGGCGTTTTGGAATTACGCAAAAGAGAATAAATGTGACTCGGCTGTGATAGACTCTTGGAATTATCTAGCACATAAAGGAGAGCCAACAAGTCCAGACTATCTCCGTAAGATATTGTCTTTACGTAATAGGTTTATGGAGGTAAATAAGATGCATTCGTTTATAATTATTCACCCTAAGAATCCAGACCCTAAAGCGGTTAAGGATGGTAGCGTAAACAAACCAAGTGTCTATGACTTGATGGGCGGCTCTGAATGGAATAACAACGGTAGAAATATTGTAGTAGTTCATAAGAACTCAAAAGAGAATCACGAGCCTTACCAAATACATATAGACAAAGTTAAGCCAAAGCACTACGGTAATTTAGGCACTTGCTCTTTAAGCATGGACTGGAACTCTCAGAGGTTCTATGAGTACGATGCGCCCTTAAACAAAAAGACTTTTGCTTATGCTCCAGTAGAGATAGTGAAAGACCCAATTAATGATATATTCACAGTAACAGATAACGAACCATTTTAATCATGAAGAATAAATACAAATACGTACATTACAATAAGCACTACTCTAATAGACATAAACCATACAGAGGCTTTATAGCTGGTGAATTTAGATGCTGTTACGCTACAGAGAGAGAGGCAGCCTTAGCCATAGACAAGCATTTAATCTCTCAAGGTAGAGAACCTATTAACATTTTAAAAAGAAAGTGATGACAGAGAAACAATTAAAAGAAGAGCTAGCTAAGTCTAGTCTAGTATGGAGAGCTGCGGACGGTTCTATTCGAGACATGAAGATAAAGCTACACAACTACAAAGGAGAGAAGTCTAAACAGACTCAGCACATTTTAAACCTAGACGGACTGCTAAACTTATCTCACCGTCAAGCTATGGACATAAATACATACGAGGACTTACTTGCTAAATATATGTTCAAGATAGGAGAGCTGTCCGCTAAGTTGAGAAAGCTAGAGCTCCAGATAAAAATAGATAAACAAGTAGCGGAAATGTAAAGGATTATATTATATTTGTAGTAATGAATCACTTTTACACCTCAGACGAAGAGCGAATATCTAAGAGCGTAATAGACGCTAGGGTAAGGAAAGCAAAGACTAATATTCTAAGCTCTCAATACTGGGAGTTCGGGTACAACTTCTGCGTGGATTGTTTAAGGTCTAGTGGGGTGTACTTAGATTGCTCACACACTATCTCCGTAGATGAGGCTCAGAAGAGTAGACGAGCGGAGCTTGCTTGGGATGAAGATAACATAAAAGTAAGATGTAGGCAATGCCACATACAGCACGATAATAAAAGTAAACATAAATAAACAAAACAAATGAAAAGATTAAAAAAGTATTTAAGGAATCGAGTATTTAAGAAGTATATTAAACTAGGACTAATGGATAAGCTATGAGAGGAGTAATAGAAGTAACAGCAACCAAAGGAGGTAAGACAATGATAGGAGAGGTCTATGGAAGTATGGCAGATAAAGCTGCACTATTCTCTAGGCTGATGAATAAGAATAAGATACTGCACGCTCAAAGGTTACTATGGAGATTAACAAATGTTAAATTAATAAAAGAAATAAAATGACAGACAAAGAAAGAAAAGAAACGCCAATATTCTCGGGAGTGCTTATGTACTTTCCAGACGCTCTAGCAGATGTAGCTAGATGCTCTAAGGCTGGCAACGACCAGCACCACCCAGACAAGGTTCTACATTGGGATAGAGACAAGAGTAAGGATGAGTTAGACAGTTTAACTAGACACCTAATGGAAGCTGGTACTGTAGACACCGACGGTATAAGGCACTCTGCAAAAATTGCATGGAGGGCGTTAGCTAATCTACAGAAGGAGATAGAAAGAACTAGAGATGTCCACAAACCTCTTCCGTTTTAGGGATTAGTTATTTAGATAGTTAAATAAATTAGAATTATATTTGTATTACAATAAACAATTAAAAACAATGGAAAAAAAAGAGAAAGTATTTGCAGACGGTTTTATGTTCAAGATGAGACCAGACAGTCCAGACTTCGTAGTCGGTAGTTTAAGCTTAAAGGCTGACGAGGCTATAGAGTTTATTAACAAGCACACAGACAAGGGCTGGGTTAATTTGAATGTTAACGTAGGTAAGAGCGGAAAGCCTTACGTGGAGTTAGACACTTGGAAGCCTAACACACAGAAGACGGAGAATGTATATGAATCTCAATCAGTAGATAGCTTGCCCTTTTAGTGATACTAGAGGACATCTACTTCGATAAGAGTATTAGAGACTATGCTTTGAAGCTAACTTCCAATAATAGGGAAGAGGCGGATGAGCTGGTCTCTCTTGCTTTTAGCATATGCGTAGAGAAAGGAGATAAGGAGAATCTAAAGGGATACTTTGCTATGGTCATG